GAGAGAAAGAGCTTGTGTGCTTAGCCCCGCTTTTGAAGCTGAGCCTACGAGTTACGACAGTTTGCGACGAGCCGGATTGGCCATGCCCTTCCTTCGCAACTTCGTCGCCTCCGCCCTCCGAGATGCGTTCAAGGAGTCAGGGCTGGAGCAGCGGTTGGTGGCGTTGGAGGAGGAGGTCTACCGGCCGACGGGAGCCCGACTACTGGCAGGAGCTGGAGTTGTTGCCCGTGCGGCCGGCCAGTTGTTCGATTCCAAGTGGGTCCGGCTCGGGGTTGGCGTTGGTGTCCTTTCCATTGGCTACGGCGCTTACCGACTACGACGAGAACCCGTTTGCAGCCCGAAGCGCTTATCGGACAACGACGGTCTCATCATCCCAGGAGCAGGAGCCCCCGAGGCGATCGTGGAGGTCACTGCTCCGTTCTATAACGCGGCTCCGCCGTTGTGCCAGATCGTGGTTCTTCGGCGTGACGGAGACTCGTTCACAGACGTGGGAAATGGGATCCGAATGCCTGCCATTGGCGCAGAGGGCAAGGACAAGGACCAGAAGAAGCACCTCTTCGTCGTGCCTGAGCATGTCATCAGTGCAGCAGCGCGGGATGGCCTGGTCTACCTCGCCTCCGCGGCCTCTTTCCAGGCTGGCTCGATCAAGTACATTTCCGTGAATGTCAGCCAGTTTGAGCAGCCGGAGGGCGTGGTGGACCTGGTCTACTGCGTTATTGCCTCCGACAAGTTCAGCAACCTCGGAGTGAAGTGCGCGAAACTTGGTCCTATCAGATCGGGGACGGAGGTGCGAGCCTGCATCACCGACGCGAGCGGGGCGAAGTCAGTCGGCGCCGTCTATGCCACGGACTTGCTCACCCTGGAGTACACTGGGAACACCCGGAACGGCTTCTCCGGGGCTCCCTACATGGTGGGCACGACCGTTGTGGGCATCCACATGTGCGGGTACGGCGGCGCCAACCCACACAATGAGGGCTTCCCAATCCTTGCCATCGCAGCCCTCCTTGAACCGATCAAGTACATGGAGGAAGCACGAGGAGGCGCTGGGTACCCAAGGGAAGTCCGCGAGTACAACCCCCGCAATGATGACTTTCAAGTCTTCGACAACGACGTCCTGTTCAAGAATGCGCAGGGCAAATACCGGTACTACCGCCAGGTGCCCCTCGGTCTCATCGAGGAAATCTTGGAACGGCGGGACCTGTATCGTCAAGAGGAGGACTGGCTGCCGTCAAAGTGGGACAAAGATGCAGCAGAAAAGGCGAAAGCTGAGCTGGAGGCCCGTCCAGAAGATGAGGTGCTCAAGCAGTTGGACGTCGTCCGCGCCCTGATCGGGAACCAGGGGGAAGTGAAGGGGAGGCTGCAGGCCCATGCCAGCAGCCTCCCGTCGAGCAGCCTTCAATTCCCGGCTTTGCCTTCGAGTATCAAGACTCGGGGTACGGCACCAGAGCGCCGCTCAAAGTCCAATCCGAGCGCCTTGAAGTGGCACGGGTCGCCGCGGCTGCTGCAGGCGTCGAGGCGGACTTCTTGGAAGGACTCGCTGCCTCTGCTCTGCCAGCGATGGATGTAAAGGCCGAGATTGACAGCATGATTGTACAAAGTAAGAGGGCTGAATCAGTCCGGGGAGCTCTTATAGAGCCAAATGATTACGAATGGAAGTATGTGTTTGCCGTTTGTGAGCGTGCGTATACCCCTATTGCCACCATTGTGAATGAATGGGACTCGTATGAGAATTTTGTTCGCGTGGTGAAGGAGCTCGACCGTTCGTCCAGTCCCGGGTTCCCCTACAACCGGGAGGCACCCACCATCGGTGAGTGGCTCAAGTTTGTCGGGTTCCCCGATCCTGTGCGCATGGCCGAGCTCTGGTTTGATGTGAAGCGGGTGTTCGAGGGCCGTTATGATCACATTTTTAGAGTGTTCATCAAGGCTGAGCCCCACTCCATGGCGAAAGTCAAGGAGAGGCGGTTCCGCCTCATCATAGCTGCATCGCTCCCAGTCCAAGTCGCCTGGACCATGGTCTTTGGCCGCATGAATGACACGGAGATAGCCAGGTGGAGCCAAATCCCGAGTGCCCAGGGCATGATGATTCCGAAAGGTGCTTGGAGGTATGCCCAGCGCCACATGCGAAAGCGTGGGTTGTGCTGGGAAGCCGACAAGAGCGCCTGGGATTTCAATGCCCCGGGCTGGGTAATGGACATGGACCTGCAACTTCGGTCTGCGTTGGCCATTGGGCGTGACGCCAAGTGGGACAAGGTGGCGAAGTGGCTCTATGATGATGCGTTCAAGAACGCCCGGTTGATGCTGAGCAATGGGATGGTGTTTCGGCAGCAGTTTTCCGGCTTCATGAAGTCCGGGATAGTCAACACCATTTCAACAAACAGCCATGCCCAGTACATGCAACATGTCCTAGCCTGTCTGCGGTTGGAGGTGCCATTGGTACCAATGATTGCAGCGGGCGACGACGTTCTGATGGCCGAGCCCCCAGCGGGCTATCAGGCCGAGTTGGAGCGCACGGGATGTGTAGTCAAGTTCTGTCGGCCTGGTCGTGCGTTTCTCGGCATCGATTGGGCGTCTGTTCCGCGGCCGCTCTATTTCACCCGCCACATCTGGCACTATCTTTATCAAGCTGACGAGTTTCTTGGGGAGACCCTTGACGCTTATGCAATCAGCTGGTGCCATCAACCACGTATGTACGAGTTTTGGCGGTTGGTGGCCGCCGCTCATGGAATGAAAGTGACATCACCATCTTCCGCCCTGTTCTGGTTTGACGGCTGCTAAGATCAACAGTCGTATCCAGGATGGATGACACCTCTCAC